GCAAATACTGCAACTAAGGGTCACTATGCCACCTTACCAACAGTTCCTTATAATTGTAGTAATTTTATAGGTATTGCAAATTCAGCAATTTCTGATGATGCCACTGGTACAGTAACAAGTGGTGGAACCGGAACAAATCAAAGTAGTTTAACTGTTGGCTCTCAGTACTATCTTGATGCTGGAGGAACTTTAACAACAACTTCTGGTGGAACACCTGTAGGTAGAGCCTTGTCAGCAACTACAATATTAGTAAATGCACCAGTTAAACAATAGGAGAGATAAATGAGTAAAATAATAATTTCATCAGGAATAACAGGCGAAACCAAAAGAGTAAAATACGTTTATGCAGACGATAAAACATTAACTGTTACATCTGAAGACATAACAGTAGGAGACCCACCAGAGTTAATAATTGGGGACTTACATAGTGGGAATTCTACTATAGTTGAAAGTGTTAGTAATGTTCCGGGAGATTACTATGGAGACAAGTATGACTATGATGGTGGTACTTGGACTAAAAGAGATGATTGGGACGATGATTGGGAAGGATAAAAAAAATAGTATAATAATAAAGACCCTTTATTAAAAAGGGATAAAGAATATAGGAGCAAAGAAAAATGGCAGATATTAATGTAGAAAATGATTTACAAATGGTTGCAGATAAAATAAAAACATTATCTGAAGACTTAGTAAAAATTGAGAATGCTAGAAATAATTTAATTACAAACATACAGAATTTAAATGGTGTAGTTATGTATCTAAGAGGTAAACAAGAACCCTCTGAAGATGTAGCAGAAAACATTGTGGGTTCAGAAAACACTGATATTGAAGTTGAGGGTGGGGAAAATATTCCACCAGAAGTTGTAGCACAAGCTAAAGAAGTAATCAAAAATAAACTAGGGGATGAAAAAGACTCCTAGGGGGTAATAAATGGCAACAACTGCAGGAGCAGTATTTGATAAAGTGTTCAATTGGGATGGTGTAGGAACATCGAGTGGTGACTATACTGACGTAACTCTGGAAGCACAATCTCCAGCGGGAACTTCATTTACCCTTTTGAATAGTAGTGCTCACTATATATATTTAGGACACGCCTCCAAGTTTGATATGGCTATTTTTGATGTAGATACTGCTGGAAGTTTGGGTGCCTTAACATGGGAATACCGCACTAGTTCTGATACTTGGGAGTCCTTTATTCCAGCTTCAGGTAGATATGAGTTAGACCCAGATGATAACGAGGGGGTACAATATGATTTTTCTAAAGACGGGGCAGAAATATTTCCTCCGAATATATTAAGTGATTGGGCAACATTAACAATAAATAGTGCTAATTTATATTGGGTTAGAGTTACTGCTGCTAGTGTTACTACGGCTCCCACAATAAAAAGAATACAAATGAGACCGTATTCAGCTTACTGTACGACTAAGGATGTTTATGAGATGATGCAACTTAAAAATGTTCTCAGTGGTACTGACTTTACTACTTCTACAGTTCCGAGTAAAGCAACTGTAGAACAATATATAATGGAAGCACAGTCTTATATAGATATGCAATCTAGAAAGTCTTGGAGACCCAACTATGTGTCTAATGAATACCAACAATTTAATTTAAATGGATTCCATTTGGATAAACCAGATGCCTATAAAATATTAGATTTACAAATATGGAATGGTGCTAACTGGGATTCAAAAAGACAAGGTAGAACAAAAGATTACTTCTTAGTCCCCGATACAAATATGGTGCAATTTTCAAGATACTTTCTACTACCCGCAAGATTTACTTCTTATAATGCTCCAGTTTGGAGATGGGGTGGTGGAGAATTTACCATGCCTGTGAAGGTAACCTATTTACATGGTAGAGATATTCAAACTGACGTAAGACAGGGTGGTATAGTAACAGACATAACAAAAAAACTGGCTGCCATGGACATTGCTAGAAGTGCTGATTTTGGGGGGCTGGTGGTAAGTGGTATGGATAGATTTGATATTGGTAGTAGAATTCAATCATGGCAAAGTGAAATTGAAACCAATTTAGATAGTATGCGTGCTTTTGAGGTGTTTTAATGCCTGAACCAATAGCAATAGATGACATAATGACTGACATAAATAGTCAGTGGAATGCAAGTAATGTAACCAAACCAACCCTAACTACAGTAAATGGTGCCAACCAACCCTTTAGATTTGATTTAAATGTTGGAGACCATTTGATAGGTAGAACAGGAAGTCCAGCTGTTCAAGAGATGCCTATAGGAAACAGAAAGTATGGGAACAGATTATATTCTATAGAAATAGAATTATATACATTGACCAGCAGGCAAAGATTATTTGATTTAATGAGGGAAGTTAGAAGAATTTCTCATGCTCGAATGCATTCTTTGACTAATTTTCAAAGGCAGCAATTTATGTCTTTCAATGAAGAAGTAGGTGAGCAAGCTAACATCTGGACGGGCACTTTAGAGATTCAATTAGAGAACAACGGAATTTTATTAGAAACTTAGTATAATAAATTATACTACATAAATTATGGAGTAATTTTAACATGGCAATATATCGAAGCGACCAAGCACAACTTACATTTGCGGCAGAAACTGCACAAGGGGGAGACCCCGAGATGATGGAGGGGACTTTAGCACGTACTCCTACAGCAACATTAGGAGCAGCCGCTGCAGCAGGTAGTAGAACTATAACCCTAAACGCAGAATTTAATGTTCTTAATACAGCAGCATCAGCAGCAGTGTTATGTTTCGGAGATACAACTGATGATGCTGCAGATACAGCTATCTCATTTGATAATGGTAGTACTGGTGACCCTGAATTATATATAGGGCAGGTTTTACAAGTAGGTAGTGAAAGCATGCAAGTTACTGCTATAGGTGGGACAAGTAACAGAGATGCAACTGTCGTTAGGGGATTTGAAGGTAGTACTGCTGCTGCTGACCATGTTGATAATGCCGCAGTCAAATCAAGATTTACTCCCGGAGATATAATTAGGATAGGGACTATTGCTGGTACAGCTGGAGATACAGTAGTACCTCATGAAGTACGTAGAGTTGAGAGTCAATCTGGGACAGCACTTGTTTTAGACAGGCCTCTAGCTTTTGCACATGCAAGTGGACAAACTGTACTATGTATTTCTGCTATTGGTGAAGTAGACTCTGCTCATGGTATTAGGAATGATAATGATAAATATATTACATTTATTCCGGGGGTTTACGAGACAGTAGATACACCGGACCCAGAGATGAGTATTGAAGGAAGAAGATTCCTTAGTACACAATCTAAAAGAAACTGGTCTGCAGCCTACCCCGGACAACAGTCATTAACTGGTTCAGTTAGTGGGATTACTTTATTAAATGGGTGGCCACTAAGATTCCCAATTGGAACTGTAACAACTGTTCCATCAACTGTCGTTACTGATACTATACTTTTATCCGCAGCTGCGAGTAAGGGGGATGTTTATGTTGCTTGTGACAATGGTAGTGGTGGTGCTGCTTCTACCTTAGCAGCCGGAGATTATATTCAAATAGTTGAAGCTGATGGTACTAATTCAGAAGTTAGACGAATATTAAAAGATACTAGTGATACTTTTAAATTAAATTACCCATTACATTTTGACCATGCAAATAATGCTGTAGTAAATGAGGTTACTCATAGTGCTAGTATATATTATGAACACACAATAACTGAAGCAACTAGTCTTGATACTGTATCATGGCATGTCCATATGAAAGATAGTTCTGAAACTACAACTAGGAACTTTGACAGAAGATATGTAGGAGGAATGATAGGTTCATCTACAATATCTGCTGAAGAAGGTGGAATGGTGGCTATGTCGTGGGATAGTGTAAATTTCCTTAACATGGTGCATAACCAACAAAACCAAAAAACTGTTGGTGGTACTGCTTTAGGAGATGATTATGTAGGTGCTAGCGTTGCCGCTAACCTACCTAGATTTGGGCTAATGCACGCTATTGACCATGATGACATAGGTATGCCAAGTCACAATGGAGCAGCTCTTAATGATGGTACTGGATATCCAACTACTTCTCCATATTATTTCTCAGAGGGAACTATAAAATTCTTTGGACAAGAGTTTGCTAGAATTAGAAGTTTTTCAATATCTATTTCAAATGGTGAAGAGGCAAGATATTATATTGGTAAACAAGGACGAAGAGCAAGAGGTCCTTATGAAATAAGAGAAGGTGCTAGGGAATATGGTATGTCTGCAACAGTTGCATTACCAGATGCAGATGTTACAGCAGCAGCAACAGCTGCTAATGCAGACCAAGGTGGGGCCTTAGAACTATTTAGACAATTACTATTAGAAGGTGATTATGGTGCCGGTGGTGGAAGTATATACAGAAGAGGTATGACAGCTACGCTGAAGTTTGAAAGAGGTACAAATGATTATATAATAATAGACATACCTACATCAACTACAGCTGGTTCCCCGACAGAGGGCACAGATAATACAAATCAATTAAATAAACAAGGTATTTTTATAAATAGTGCTGCACACGACATAACGGGTGACCAACAGCTAGAAGTAGATTTAGATATGTTGTTTAGGAGTTTAAAGATAACAATAAGAGACAATGTACCTGTATATCCATAAAAATAAATAAGTAAAGGAGATAAATATGGCACAGCAAAGCAAAGCGTTTGACCACACTAAGTATACGGTTGAACCAACAGTAGAAAGAAAGAAAGTGGTTATTGAACAGACTGGGGATGAATTTGAAGTTTCTGTAAAAACTCTATCATGGAGTCGCAGAAACCAACTTGTATCCCGATGTTTAACGGTAACTAACGATGGAAAATCTTCTTTTGATGGGGATAAGTATATTAGGGAATGTTTAAAGGAAATCATTGTAGAAGCTCCATGGGGAGCGACTACAGAAGCCTTTTTAGTTTCTATCGACGACAGACTAGGTACAGCATTGGAAAAAATTGTACCAAATGCTTTCGGAGATAAAGGGGGGCAAACACCTGATGAAATAAAAAAAGAGTCTTAGTTTTTCTAAAGGGGTTACCTGTTGATAAAAGTGAGCATATGGTTTTCAGTTATTGGCTTACTATTATGCAGTTATTAAAAACAGGTTTGTCTTGGGAAGCTATTACAAATTTCACAGATGAAGAACTTTATATGGTTATGGGAGTAGAAATGGCAATATCACAAAAACAAAATGAAGCTCAGGTACAAGCAAATGCTAGAAGCTTCAAAGGGCCCAAAGGAGGATTTTAAATGCTGAGTATTATAACTTTAGGTGGATTAGGTCTTACCACATCACTAATGGCGGGAGGTGCTTCATTAGCAATGGGAGGTGCAAACCTTGCTATGGGTGCCGCCGGACTTGGACTGGGTGCCGCTAATCTTGCTGGGAAAGGTGTTCTAGGGACTGTGAAACTTGCTAAAGATTCTATACAATCAATAGGTCTTGGAAGTGGTGGTTCTCAGGCTCGAAAGAGAATGATGGAACGGGGACTTATTGAAAGTGGTGTAAAGAGAACCAAACAACTTAAACAAATGGCAGGTAGGGCAGCAGGCATGCTTGGTGTTAACCTGAGTCTTGCATCTCTTTTAAAACAATCACAGATATTTACTGGTGTTTTTGGTACGGTATTCCAAATTTTAGGTGCTTTTATTGATGTTATGCTTATTCCACTTATGCCTACCATCAAATGGATGTTGAATGGACTGATAGATTTTCTTCCCCATATTCAAGCAAAAGCCGATTCATTTGACAAATATAATAAAATGATACAAAATTTTATTGTTACAACTTGGAATAATCTCAAAGCTTATTTTAGTGATATAATGGCGAAGTCAGACGGTTGGTGGGGAAGTGGTGGATTTTTCGCAACTTTAATTAAGGACATATTTTATGAACACATTAAGCCATGGTGGCATGACCACGCTTGGCCTGCCATAGAAGGCTTCCTCAGAATGATAGCAGAGAAAGCAGGGTGGTTAACAGCGGCGGATAATGAACTCTCCAGAATGGCAGCCGCCTTTGGACGTAAACAAACGGGTGCATATTTTAAAAGAGAATCTCTCCCCCAATTTGAGCCGGGTTCGGGGCAAAGGGACGAATTTGATGAACATGGAATCCCAGAAGGATATAAGGGTGGGCCGGGTGCAGCTGGACCCGGAATGTTCGACATTCCTACCCCACACGAATCATTTGAATCTATGGAAAGGAATATTGAAGCCGCCATGGGTAATATTTTAAAACAACCCGCCCAGTGGGCGAGCGAGATAAATCCCTTCAAATCGGACCTTCCAATAATACAGTCTGAAGCGGAAAAAAATTTAGAAGCACTGGAAAATGCGGTACAACGAGAGATGATGCACACGGCTACAAATCAAGCACTCAAAGACTATCTAGGACTAATGGGAACCACAGGAAGTATCTGGGGCATTGGTCAAGTGGTGCAATCAGGGAACGGAGTCACACCCCTTCCCCCTAAGAATCCTCCAATTACTGACTTCTCAGAAATGATTACACTAGGGGCTGTTGCGGGGGCAAGAAATCGGGCAGCTGCTGAGGCCGTAGTCAAGACGGTAAATGAAGTCTACAAGGAAAATGTTCGTGCTGAATATGCAGATGAACGAGCTGCGTATGAGGATGAGATATACTTTCAAGAAATGATGATGGGATTTGGAAGAGGCTAATCGTAAATCTTTCTAGTCTGGGTATAATATAATATATACCTTGGAGGAATTTAAATGGCAGATGAGCTATCAGTTTTATTAAGAGATAATACCCACGCTACCGCTACTGTTAGATTAGCATTAAAAGTTGACCAATTAGCATTATCTTTTTCAAGAACCCCTATACATATAGCATTACCTAGAAGTAATCCAGAAATATTTGATTTAGGTACAACTAGACCATCTATTACAATTTCAGGACTTGTAGATAATATTGGGCAGGACACAACCAACACAGATTCGACTACATTTAAAGGTATGCAGAAAATTTCACACACTATTTCTGGTAGTACCCAAACTTATTATGTCCCATATAAAAACTATTTAGAAGAAAGACTTGTTACATGGGTTACAGATGATTCACTCGATGTACAAATTGAAATTGGGGATGCTACCACACCTGAAAACACTGCTGGTGCCCTTTCCACGGGGGGTGGTATTTATAGGGTAGCTGTACAACAATTTCAATTTAACCAAACCCCCGGATTAGAAGATAGGTGGGCATTTAATATAGCCTTTGTTGCGAAATTTAGGGTGGGAGTAAGTTTCTAAATGGCTATATCAGTTGCTAATCCAACCAGTGTCGTAAAACGACCAATTATATCTTATTGGAATGGAACTAAATGGAAAGATTTTGTTTCCTTTCGGGGTACAACAGAAACTAAACTAACCGCTACGTTAAATGAAGCTTTAGATACTAGTGAAACAGATATAACAGTTTCATCCAGTGCCGAATTTTATACTGGTCAACTAATTAAATTTGGTTCTACCTCGGACGATAGTGTGGCTAATACCGAAGAATTGGAAGTGGTTTCTATAACAGATACTACAACTATTGTGGTTGCTGGTAGAGGAGGTTCTGGTCAGGCAGCAAGTAGTGGGGCATCAATTTATGTTGCTGTCAGTGACGTTATCAAATGGGAATTGGTAGATATTTTACATAGCCCTATGAGGATGAAAGTAACTTTAAATAACTCTTCTAGGGACCCTTTTTCTAATAGTGGCAGTAGTGCTAAAGGACCTCATTCTGAAAAACTCGGGTCTTTCTCTCCTATAAAAGTTCGGGATGGGGATACCCACCACATATATTTTTATGGGATAGCTTATGACTCAAACGATACTTATAAGGTTGGCTGGGGTCAAATATTAGAAATAACAGCATATGATTTTGTTCAAGAACTAAAAGATAATACGGGTAATGGGAATAGTTATTTATTGGATAATGATGTGGACTTATTTGATGCTGTTGTACCTCATGGCACGGGAGCCGATAATTTAAATATCAAACAGAGGCTGTGGCAAACAGCAGCTGACCCTCCTCAAGGGTACATAAAAAGTAGAAGTGGACTAATCAAATCTTTGGTTGCTGAGTACAGTCAAAATCTAACTACTCCCGGCGACGCTAATTCGGGAGATACAATAAGATTTACTGAATCCGTGGCTGCTCTGCCGAATGCTAATGTAGAGAATTTCTCATATCCTATAGGTACCCTGAGTTCCATTTTGTCACATATACAAAATGCGGCTGTGGCGGAGCCACATACTGCTGGGGACAGTACCGAAATAACACATGGTTATGATTATTATGTAGATGCTAACTGGGGAGGAGCTACGGGGGTGGATACCTCAGCAAATGGAACAAATGCTTCTTTAGCAACTCATAAACCTACAGCATTTTTTAATTATTTTAAGCGAGGAAACCGACCTTCTTCAACAGGTTCACCAGCAACTTATGGGCTAAGTGTTCATTATCCGTCTCCAGATTCTACTGCAGATGGGGATTTCTCTAAAACTACTATGAAAGTACCTATGACGTACTATGCTGTATCTAGACCCAAAAGTGAGGTTTTTACAGATGCTAATGTGACCTATGTAGAAAAAATGACCCACGAGTCTGAAATAGAAGGGGCGGCAATAAAAGAGACGATAACCTATCCAGATTCTGGTATCTTTGAACTTATTGCCATAAAATCTGCGGCAAATTTTGATGATTTTGTAGATTTATTAGAAGCCTCTAATAAAAATTTAGAAGCAGGTGTCCCCGGTATAGAAAGTGCAGAATACTTAAAAGTTAAAATAGGGTTATTAAATGATGGTGATGGTATAAATGCTTCAGACACAGCAGTTGTAGTGGATACCCCAGATGTTTCAGGTTTTTATGTGGGGCAATTTATTGAAATAGGGACCGAGGTAATGAAAGTGACTGCAATTAACACGGGTACTAATACCCTTACTGTTACTAGAGGTGAAACACACCCATCCTCTCAAACATTACATTCAAGTGGTGACTATTATGAAGCAGTAACACCCGATGCAGACTCACATTCTAACAATGCAGAAATTTACGCCTTAGATGTAGCGAGATTACAATGGACTTCACTCCAAGGAGGTACTGCTACAGTAGCTTCAGATGCAACAGCCTATATATTAATCTCCGATGCTGACGAAAGAATAAGTGAAAACTCAACTTACTGGTCGGATGGTACAACTTTTAAAGGTCAGACATCTTCTAGTGCGTCTTTTCAAATTAAGTCAAGACCAAGAAGTACTTATGCGGTAAGAAGAAGTTTATCTATGTCTCAAGGATATATAAAAGACTCGAATGCTGTAAGAAAAATCGTTTTTAGTAAATTAGAAAGAAAAACCGAAGATATTGTAAGGGCAAGAATTCAAACCTATGAAAGACCCTTTTTTTATTTTGATGATAGTCCAGCTAGTATAGATGCTACATCAGGGTCACAACAAACAATTAATTTATCTGCTAGTGTGAATCCACAAGCTTATGGTGTAACAGCGGGTATGTTAGTTGTGAAACTAGATGCAAATAATGCAGCTACAAACGTATATGGTTATGTAACCCAGACAACCGCTGCTACTGTTATAGTCACTTGGTCTTATGGAACTGTTTCAGCGAGTGATACATTAAGATATTATGTTCCCGTTAGGGCAGGCGATTATATACATGTAAGAAATGATTTAGTTAATTTAGACCAAACGATGTTAGTTACTAAACTTGACCATAAAGATGAGGGGGGCGTTTTAGTCACCCGATTGGATACTGTAGGCGTAGCAGCATCCCAAAAAGTGGGGGGTGGGGCTAAACGTCGGGCTCCTGTAGACATGGCGGACAGGATTCTTGAAGAAGAACAAGCAGCAGACCAGAGACAAAGAGATGCTATGGCCCTTAGCAAGCAGACAATAACTATAGATAGCACCTTTTCAGCATCTAATGAATCTACAGTAGCTTGGACAGCTGGGACCATCTATATAGGTACTAAAAAATATTCTATTGCAGCCGGTAATACGGGTACAATGTCTACCCAAGTTAGCCCCTATATTCTATATTATGAAATAGGGAACTCGACTTTTCAAATAAAAACCCTTTCTGCTTATGAGACGGTTTCAAAATATAGTCCTTTTCATGTAAGACTGGGGACAACTGAATATGATATTCCTTCTGCAAGTTGGAGATTGGCAAATAATGTACAAGGTGCTAATGCAACAAAAATTAAAGCTGAATCTTTATTAAAAGGTCAATCTCTTCCTGCCTCATTATTACAAAAGGGAAACCAACAATCATCATCAAATTTAAGTTTTGAACCTACTGGCACTTCTGGTGAATATAATAAGATAAAATTTGGACAAAAGGGTTCTATAGGTAGTGATGCTACAATTTCATACGCAGATAATACAACTGAAACGGTTGTCCATAGTGCCACAGCTACAGCTAGTTTGGGGAATAGTTCTACGGTTTCTGGGGGTAAGGTTACTCTAGCTGCTGGAGTTAACTATATATATAAAGAGGTTGGAAAACCTGAACTTACTACAATGAGAGTAGCAAATGATTCTACTTCTGAACAAACTTTTGAAGTAACTTCTACTTCTAATATGTATGTTGGACAAATGTTACAAATTTCGGAAGAGAATTTAACTGTTGCTAGTATTACAGATGGGGACACTGTTGAATTAAATAGGGGACAAAATAGTACTTCAGCACAAACGCAAGCTTTAAATAATGCTGCAGGTAACCCTGTAAAAATATATGCCGTAAATTCTGAAAACAAAACCCTAAAAATATCCTCAACTTATTCGGACGTATATCAAGATGACCGAATGTTGTTAGCTACAGTTATAGTTCCAAGTTCAGATGATGGTTCGGATTCCCCATCTATCTTTCCATTTACAGGTAATGAAGCAACCATCTCGTCGGAATCTATTGCGGGTGGAGGTGTTAAAGCAGGTAATATACAAGCTAATTCGGTTACAGCAGCTAAACTTGAAGCTAACTTAGTATTGGCTAGCAATATCAAAACTAGTGCTACAGTTAATGATGGTAGTGGCACAGACCAAGCAGGGTTGCTTATAAATAATTCAGGAATCTATGGTTATGATGCTGGAGGAACTGCACAAGTTAGTATATCAGCTACGACTGGAAGAGTTGTAGGGGGAGGCGGGTCGGTTGATATAAGTTCTGAGGGAGTTCGGATTATAGATGATACTGACGATATAACAACAACTTCTTATCTAACCTTTGGGGGCTCAAATAAAAGTACTGCATCTGGAACAACACTTGCTGAAGCTTTAGATACAAGCGAAGATGAGATTGATGTGGCGGATGGTAGTGTATTTAGGGTGGGTCATATAATTCTGATTGATAGTGAACAAATGCTTATCTTATCTATTGCTTCCAACACCCTTACAGTTACTCGTGAATATGCCAGTACAAGTGCAGCTACTCACACCAGTTCTACAGCTATAAGTATTATGGGACAAGTTACATCATATATGACAGTTTGGGATGGGGGTTCAGGAGCCACTCCGAATATGTACTTCTTAACAACTACACAGGAAGCAGGTAGTGGTTCAGGCTATAACACAAGCTATGCCCACCAATTAGTTATAGGTCCGGGTGAGGCAAACAAAACCATGTTTGTGGTACCTTCGTATACTGTAGACCTTGGGAATGATGGTGTGGTTTTAGGTAGTTCAACGCACGAATTTTGGGCTGTTTATTCAGCCTTACTTTTGGGTCAAGCTGGTTCAGCGGCAAATCCTTCCTTCTCTTTTAATGGAGATTTAGATACTGGGATGTATCGGTCGGCTGCTAACTATTTAGCTTTTGCTACAGGAGGTGCTCTTAGAGGTAGATTTTATAGTGGTGGGCTTGTATTAGATACCATGGGGACTACTTCAGGCACAGATGTGATTGTTGATGGTTCTAACGTAGTACAGAAGAAGTCATCATCTAAAAGATATAAAAGAAATATAGTTGATATAGCATTAGATTCAAACAAAGTATATGACTTAAGACCTGTAGACTTTGAGTGGAATGAAAAATCTGCTACAGATGGCAAAAAAGACATCGGATTGATAGCAGAAGAAGTAGCAGAAATCCTTCCTCAGATAGTAAATTATAATAACGACAAGACACCAGAAAGCGTTTCTTATGATAAACTATCAGTAATATTATTAATGGAAATTAAAAAACTAAAAGAAGAAATAGAAAAACTAAAGGAGAACAAATAATGCCAGATATAACAGTATCTTTTACAGATGCCCAATGGACCAGAATGCAGGCTGCTGTTGGAAACATTTTAGGTGTGGGGTCACAAGCAAGTGATTTAACTACAGATGTTTTAGAAACTCGATGGAAAAACGATATAATTTCCTCAGTAAAAAGCTATGAGCAAGAGCACGCAAGTCTCTCAGACTTCTAAAATCATACAGCATAGATATAATAATCCACATGATACACTTCAGCAGATAGGTGATACCTTTGATGTGTCTCGGCAGTATATCCATAAAGTATTGAAACAAAATAACATTCCTACTATTCGAGCGAAGAAGATGAAGAATGTTAGGCACTGTAAAATATGTAGTGAAATTAGTACAAAACTAGTACATGATGGTTCTTGTCATTTCCAATATTACAACATCAAAGTTAACTGTGTTTATTGTCGTATACCTTTTTATAGAAAACGAAGTCAGATAATACAAAAGTATAATAGGGGGTACAATAATATATATTGTTCTAATAGGTGTTATTACAGAGGCAAAAGGAATGCCCCAAACACATAAAATGTGCTAGAATATAAGTACTGTAATAATTAATCCTATCGGATTTATAAACTAATAGATAAGACTTTGGAAATTGACGATAATTTAATATTACAGTGGGAACCTAAAATACAGAAAATGGTTTCAACTTCTTTTATTATAGGGCTTGATAAAGAAGATTTAGCCCAAGAATTAAGAATTGCCTTAGTAAAGGCAGCAAAATCTTATGATGAAAGTCGGGGAGTTGTGTTTCATACATATTTACATACATCTTTAGTAAATACTATTAGAACACTAATAAGTAAGGCTCAACGCATACCCCTACAACGAAGTATGGATATGAATTATGAATGGTCTCAAGACCATTTCTACATGATGCCCCATGCAATAGCTCGGGCTTTAATTTCCCCCGACACCTATGCAGAGGAGATGGAAGCTAATCTCTGGGTGGAATCACAAGGATTAGACCATAAAGAGAAGTTATTTTTACAGCTTAAATTAGAAGGTCTAACGATGGAAGAGATTACTGAAGATTTAGGGGAATCTGCATACAAGGTTAGACAGTCTCTCCGTGAAAAGTTTAAAGTAGAATCAAATGAAATTGATAGTTCTGGATAAACTAAATTCTAAAGATTTATATACTCTATTTGGGTCTTTGTATAAAGAAAGGCATTCGGTTGATTATAAGGGGGTAGGGTTTATTGGTAACGAGATGCACAAATTAAAAAACAGTATTGAAGAATTTGGGTCTGCACACGTAGCTTGTGCTATACTTAATTGTATAAACAGGAATGATAGAACAGTATCTGTGCCTTATTTTACAGCAGGAATTCGTTATTATATGGTCCCAGATAATCCAGAAGTCTATTGGGCAATAAAACGATATGGTACATCTAAAATGAAAAAATTATGGCGTGAATATATGTTTTTAGACTCTGTATGGTTACCAACATCAACAAAACGAAAACGACTTAGAGAAGTTATTAAAGAATTAAGGGAGTGGGCTTATGCCAAGACGGGTAAGACGACGAGGAAGACTAATACAAAAACCGAAAAACAACCTGAGTGAAGCAACCTTTCGGGTTATCGCTTCTAGTACAAATGGAGACGTTTGGACAGAGGGCGAGTATATGAGTTTTGCTGCTGCTAAACAGGCAGTTGACAGCTATAATACCCCTACAGTAGACTATTTAGTATATTCGGATAAAAATAGAGTCTTATATACGAAAAAAGGAGCGTAAATGTCTAATTTTGAATACATCGAATCAGCACTAGTTTTCGGACTAGACAATAAAACTAACTTACGTTCCTTCAAATATGTCGAAAAAGATTTTGCTAGACATGGGGATGCCTATAAATTTGTATTACATCATTTTGACAAATACGGAGAGTTTGCTTCTCCGGAAGTATTAGTAGAAAATTTTCCTACGTTGGATAAAACAGCACAATCAGTTAATTTTGAATATGCTGTAGAAATTTTTAAGGACCAAGTGTTACAAAGAGCAGTTGTATCAACAGTTCAAAATCAACGAGAAATGGTCAAAGAAAATCCTAAAAAAGCTTTGGCTAATTTAATGGTTGGGCTTACAGATATAGAAATCGTGTATGATGAAGACGTTCAACCATATGATAGTGGTAATTTAGTTCGACTAGAGGAGTGGAAACAAAGAACTAAGAAACGCCAAATGGGAGACGGACTAATGGGAGTACCTACTAGTTTCAAGTCAATTAATTCTAGTGGTGTTGGGTGGATGCCCGGTGAATTGATTGCTATGTTTGCTAGACCCACTATTGGTAAAACTTGGATGTGTGTACATGCGGCGGCTACAGCAGTAAATCATGGTATTAGAACCTTGTTAGTCTCTACCGAGATGCCAAGCGTGGCTATTAATATGAGGCTGGATGTAGTTTTAGCTAAGATGAAAGGTTATAATCTATCACATAGAGCTTTACGACACGGAGAATCTATGGACGAACAGGAATATAGTAAGTTTCTTGAAGAATCGAATGCACAATCACTGTTGATATGTGACCATATTTCTGGGCAGATGGGTATTTCAATTGAAGCTATAGCCGGATTGGTCAGGAAGCACAATCCTGAATTTGTAGTTATTGATGGGGTGTATCTTATTTCCACAGCGGATTCTAAAAAAGCAGCTTGGGAGCAATCCCACGCATTATTTTATGGATTCAAGAACTTGGCAACTTCAACAAATACTCCCATAATGGTGTCTACACAGGCAACACGGGATGCATCCAATATGTTCACCCCACCGAGGGCAGACCAAGTGGCTTTTGGAGATGCCTTAATAAGGGCTGCGGACGTAGCACTAGCTATGTGTGCTTTAGAAAACGAAGATGATAAGAGATTAGTACAGTTTCAAAAATATCGGGATGGTGAATTAGCCAAAGACCTAACGATAATGCAGTGGGCTGTAAATAATGGAAATATAGAAGAGTTACCCGATTATGAATGGGAAGACTTTTAAGTAACAGGAGGTTATTATGGGAATATTAAATTGGTTCACAAGCAGTAATGGTGATGACGACAGTCATATTATTGTAAAATCTGCAAGAAGTAAGGGATATGGTAGACCAATTATTGATATCACAGTAGGCGATATAAGAAAAGGTATCGTGACAGATGAAAACGGATATCGTAATGAAGTAGTCTTATTCTTACGGAAAAATAAAAAGGACAGATAATGATAGATTGGTACTCCGTACTCACTAAATATGGAATTACGGTACCAAATCAAGAACAATTTATAATTCATTGCCCCTTTCACGAGGATAGGAGAGAGTCCTGTTCAATAAATTTAGAGAAAGGGGTATGGATTTGTTTTGCTGGGTGTGGACAAGGTAATTTAAAATACTTTATTTGGAAGCTATCAGGTAAATCTTGGGATGAAATAAACGCAGAATTTGAATCTACTACATGGGAACTAGATTTTTCTCTATTTGATAGTATAGATTCTGAAAGTACCTCTACTGAACCTTATAAAGAACCTGAAATCCTTTTAGATATTCCCTCAAATCATTGGATATACAGGAGAGGATTTACTAAAGAAACCACCATGAAGTGGGGGTGCAAGGTAAATGAGTTTTCCGACTTTATGATTCCTGTAGAAAACCAAAAATTTGAAATGCTGGGGTGGGTTGCCCGTAGGAAACAAGCTATTCCAAAATATTTATTTTCAAAGGGTTTTGCTAAATCCCAAAGTTTATTTGGAATCAACCAATTATTTGATACTAAAGTTTTATACGTTGTTGAAGGAGCTTTAGATTGTATGTGGCTAAATCAATTCGGTTATTCAAGCGTAGCAGTCTTAGGTGCTCGTGTATCAAAAATACAATTAGATTTAATAAGTTCTTTACATCCGCAAGAGGTAGTATTAGCTTTGGACAATGATGATGCAGGTAAGAAAGGTACACATAAAGCTACACTTGACATGGAGGGTAGATTCCTTATATCATATTTAGTATTACCCAAAAATTATAAAGACGTTCAAGAAATTAGTAATATTGATACTTTACATAAGGTAATGAAAAATAAAACAATTTTTTAATAGGAGACGTAAATGAGTGGAATAGCAAGAATTACCAAGGGGAGAGAAGAGGCTAGAAGACCTCTACCTGAGAGAGCCCCCGGCAGAGAGGTTTGGCTAAAAGATGGAGACCAACTCTTTCTAACCTCTGTTGCTACCGGAGCAGAAAACGATATATTTCTAGATGAAATATATTTATTTACTTTTCGAGTAGGTAATAGATGGACTAATCTAATAAAAGATGAGAAGGTAGATACAAGTGGTGTACCTGAAGATACAAGAGCCTCACATAAATTTGCTTTTTGGGCATATATTCATGAGATTATACATACTGAAAAAAGAAATGATGAGTGGATTGAGATTGAAGGACCTGCAGGAAAAAAGGTTTATAAAGAAGAGGTTAATGATTTCAGGATTGTTTCACTAGGATTTGGTAGAAGTGATTATGTTTGGAATCAGTTAGTAGATGTTTATAGTGATTGGGGTGCTTTGAATAAAGGTGTTCTAAGAATAAAAAGAACAGGTCAGGGTGCTTATGATACCTCTTATTCTATTACTGCAACACCTAAGACAGATGAAATGCCTGCTGACAAAGAGAAGGAAACATCAGAATTACCTCTAATTAAAGATTATTACCTCGAAAGATATGGTAATACAGACATCGTTGATATAGCTACCTCAACAGCTGATGACGATGATGAATTATTTTAATTGAGGCTGTGTCGGTTGTAACAAATCGCACTTTTGAAGACAGTCTCAAGCAGCTACAGGCGGTGTTAGAGGTAGTGCCGACTCTTGTAGTTGATGTCGAAACAAATGGGTTAGATGCCTACAGAGCCAACCAAATATGTGGCATTGGTGTTGGTGAACCTAATATCAATGGACTCACACAGTACTACCCATTTAGACATCATCTTGGAGAGAATCTTTCAAATGAAGCACTTCCAAGGCTTGTAGAACTTTTAAACCAATCCGTTCAATCTTATATAGGATATAACTTAAAGTTTGACCTACATTTTCTAGAAAAAGAAGGATTAGATATTCTTAACAAGGAACTTATAGATGTAATTGTCATGGTTCGTCTAATTGAACACTCTGAAATAAAAGAATTAGGTTTAACACCAACAGGCAAACGAGCGTATGGTGAAGCTGCTGTTCAATACGATATAGATACAAAAAAATTTCTTAGGTCGAATAAATGGAATAAAGACTTTTCCATGGCCCCACCAGAATTTCTGGGTAAATATTGTATTCAAGATGTAATTCTAACGGCAAGAATTTATATTGATTATTTAAAAAAAATCACTAAAACCAATCAAACTAAAGTTTTTGAATTAGAAAAGAAATTAACCAAGGTTTTATATAAAATGGAGGGGTTGGGGATACTGGTAGACAAAGCTTATGCTGTAGAAGCTAAACAGTCGTTAGAGAGAAGATTAGCTGAGGTTAAACAGGAAATTCTATCTTTATGTGGCAAACAGGAGGATGAATTCAACATATCCAGTCCAAAGCAGATAGGCGAAGTCTTTAATGGGATGGGCGTTGTGTCTCCTGTTAAGACCGGGAAAGGTAATGAGTCATGGAATGAAGCAGCATTAATCAATATCAATCATAGAATGGCTGGATTGATTAGACAATATAGAACGCTAGGAAAATTAGTCTCAACTTATTTAGAGCCTTATTTAGAAATTGATATTATGCATACTTCGTTCTGTAACTGGGGAACCACCACAGGTAGACTATCAAGTAGAGACCCAAACCTACAAAATATTCCTAGAAACCATTTTAAATTAGGGGAAAGAGATTTAACTGACCAAGATAAAATAAATATTCAGGATAGTGTTTCGGCTATGGTGGCACAAAAAGGGATTACTATGACTACTGAACTGTCTGATGATGTATTATCTACATGGTCTTTCATTGGGGACGAGTATTATGACAGTTCGGATAAAACCCAAGTGGCTATACGTCGATTGTTTATTCCAAGACCTAACCATACTTTGGTAGGGTTTGATTATCAGCAAATGGAAGTTAGGGTATTTATGTCCTACTTTAGAAATGAAACAATAGAGGCAATTTTAAACAAAGATGATGTAGATTTTCATAGTGAAGCTGCAAAATTAGCCTTCAAAGTGGACGAAACCTCCCCAAGATTTAAAGAATTTAGACAGTATGCCAAAGCTATTACCTTTGGAACTATTTATGGGATTGGAAATAAAAAATTGGCTCAACAACTTGGAACAACTCCAAAAGAAGCAGGTAAGTTTAAGAAGCAATACTTTGAAGGTATGAAAGGCTCTAAGGATTTTTTTGATAAAGTTGTACAAAAAGTAGAATTACAAGGAATGGTTAAAAATAGGTATGGTAGACAGTATAAAATAAACCCTCAATTTGCGTATAAGGGAGTAAATTATCTCGTACAAGGAACGAGTGCTGATATTTTGAGTGAGAGAATGTTAGTTATAGACGATTATTTGTCGGATAAGAAAAGCAAGCTGTTATTACAAGTGCATGATGAACTAATATGTGAAGTACATGACTCAGAGTTTAATACTATTCCATATAAAATACAAAGTTTATTAGAAGAAAACAGTTTAAATGTGCCTTTAAAGGTAGATATGGAAGTGTGTTCTCCATCGTGGGCGACTAAAAAAGCTTTCAAACCTGTAACCTTTGAAGATTTAATAGACTGGGATTGATAATGAGTGTGAAATAAGTTAGAATATATATATGTAGAGATGTCATAAAGGCTCTTATACATGGTTTTTATGACCTCTCTGCTCTTGATAAGGAAAACTAATGGGAAACTACAACGAAGACAAAATAATAAAAGAAATCACTGAGTATGTGGAACACACATATGCTGAACATTATAGCGAGGGTGATAGACAAACATTAGACTTCATAGATGCCTGTGGTGACGCTACAGCATTCTGCAGGAGCAACATTCTCAAGTACGCTTCCCGATATGATAGAAAAGGAACACCACGAAAAGATATACTAAAAATAATACACTATGCAATGTTGTTATTGCATTTTAGTGATAAGGAGAATAAGAATGAGTAGCGTTGAAAGACCAAATGAATATCAGATGACCTTTGGGGACCTTTATTACAATAGTGAACATGAGATGCTTTTAGGAGAAAAAGTAATTAAAGATTTTATACGAGGGTTTCAACATGCAATAGTAGTAAAAGAAAAACACTTAGATTCAAATGAATGGGACGACTTAAAGGACCCCCTTTCAATAGAATGGATGGAAATAGGGCAAAAGGAGCATGACAAAGGGACTTTTAATTGTGGTCCGTATCTACAGGGTTATTCATTTGGAGAGGTTATACTAGATAACAAAATATCAAAAGCTGATTATGATGATTATATTGCCCAATATGAAAGCTATAAAGAAGGTTTTTGGAATAATAGACCTGACATTGATAAATTATTAGGCGATAAGGAGAATAACCAATGAAAAGAATACCTTTTACAAAGGAAATGATAGCAAGGGCTAGGGCCAGAGCTAAAGAGATGGGCTCCATAAAAAACTCTATAACAAAAGGTGGAGGAAATGTTGCAGGCTTTTTAGGAGAAGAAGCTTTTTGTGCTTATACTGGAGCTTCTGCCATAGGAAGTAAAGACCATGATGTAGTCTTAAATAACGAAAGAATTGAAGTGAAAACTAAAAGAAGGACGGTGGCTCCCGAACCAAATTATGATGTTTCAGTAGCAACCACTAGTACCCACCAGAATCCCGACAAATATGCCTTTATAAGTTTAGAGTTTGGTGAGACTATAACAAAACGAAATGGTCAGAAGGCTTATAAAGACCTAAAAAATGTATGGTATGTGGGAAGTAAAGACGCAGAAGAGTATTTTAAAGAGGCTGCTAAATGGGATAAAGGGGATGTAGATAAATCTAATGATTTTACTACATTACAAGATATGTATAATTTACCTATTTCAGAGTTAGAGGAGCTAGATACCCCTAAACCTGAAGTAGATGAGTCTAAAGTGTATAACTTTGAGGACTCAAATGTTATTGGGGCAAAAGGGGAGGAATTGATTATACCCCTCCTTCAAAATAAATATCCAGATAAAGCTATAAAGGATGTTAGAGATATAGGCAAATATCGAAAGAAAGACATTGATTTTCTTCTTATGAACTCAGATAATACTGTGTACAAAAGCATCGAATTGAAAACAGATACTTATTATGATGGTGAAAAAATAAGCTGGCTGGAAGCTAAGGAGAGAAAGATTCAAGCAAGCCAAAATCTGATGGTTGAAACTATTAGCCATGTTTTATATAGAACACCGGGATGTTTAGTAAAAACTGAGGCAGACCAAATTTATTACTATTATATCAACCAAGACAAAATTTACGTTTTAGACCGTGAACCTTTTCAAAAGTGGTTCAAACAAGAGCTTCCTAAACACAAAGCAAGAACTCCGGCAACCCTTAATAAGGACAAGTCACGATATACGTATCTAACAACAGAAGGCGGTTCAAAGGTGAGAAGAAAACTTAAAAACAGTGATAACACTTGGTGGCGAAAACCGGTGTTAAACGAAAATAAATTAACAATAAATTATGCAGTTCCAAAAAAAGATATAGAAGGACAACCCTTTTTATTAGAAACAATTAAATTAGAGGAGAAAAAAGATGCCAAAAGTTAGTGCACATTTAGGGTTTACGTTTAGAGTAGGTCCATTAGAACAAAACCAATATGGTCGAGTAGACTTATCTGTAGACCAGATAGATACAGATTTACCTCTAGAACCACAGCTAGAAGAATCAAAAAAAGTGGCTGATGTTATATGGGAATTTATCAAAGGAAAGGTAGACACTCAAATCGAGGATATGTTAGATGACTCTAAGTAATCCTTCTGAACCTGCCCGTGTATCTGTTTTAGAAGCTGTCTTAGCTGAAAGAGAGAGACAGGATAACATATGGGGAGCTCAGAACCACGATGATGCGTGGTGGAATATTATTACTGTCGAAAGAAATGGTGATATTGCTAGAGAAATATATGGACAAAATGAGACCAAATTATTTATAGAAATAGTTCAGACTTGTGCTACTTACTTAGCGTGGGCTGAAGCAGTGCGTAGGAGGAATAAGAATGGATAAAACAGCAGAAGATGCTATAGAAAAACTATTAAAAAATAAGACTTTGAGTTTTCAAAAGGGAGATAGTGATACATTTGTCAATAATAGAATTCCTTTTAACATTCCTTCGTTAGATAAACTTACTGGTGGTGGAATACCTTTCAAGAAAATGACCCTTATATATGGACCAACCAATGTGGGTAAATCTTATTTAGCTTCACAGATAGTGGTAAATGCTCAAAAGATGGGGGGTTCTGCCGTATGGGTAGATACAGAGCTATCTTATGATAAAGATTGGATGACTACTTGTGGGATAGATGACCAGAAGATATTGGTCTCTCAACCTACTACTGGAGAAGAAGCCATGGCCCACATACGAGAAGCAATGGCTACGGGTATAGAGGTCATAGTCTTAGACAGTATTGCAGGGTTAATTCCAGCTGCTATTTCAGATGAAGTTGCTAAGGGGGATTTTGCTTATAGTCCTATGGCATGGCAGGCTAGATTTGTAAATAGTTCTTTCCCCAAACTTTTCCCATACCTACAAAATGGTTCTGCTTTTGTTGCGATAAATCAAGTACGAGCTAGTATGGGGCCAGTAGCATTAGATAATATGCCCGCAGGTCAAGGGCAAGTTTTCTTCTCTCATTCTATTCTTCAAGTACAAAGAAAGGGCTGGATAACTGAGGGAGATAAAAAGGTGGGGTTTGACATGAATGTTAGGTTACGTAAATCTAAGACCGGGGGAGAGAATTGGGATTCCGCCATCGTACCATTTAGAGTGGGGGGTGGTATTGATGTTCTTGAAAGTTATATACGTGATGCAATCAATCAGAAGATTATAACTCAAGCTGGACCTTGGTATACCTATGGGGATATTAAAGCCATGGGATTGGGTGGTATAAAGGCCAAGTTTATAGAAGACAAAAAATTGTTTGGTAAATTGAAAGATGAACTTACCCCCTAGAGATTATACTGACCAAGAAAATCTAATAGCTAAATGCTTAGATGAATTTGGTTTGAGGTATGAACAACAGGCGTACTATCACCCATATATATTAGATTTTTATATTCCAGAAATAAAGATGGTAGTTGAGGCTGATGGTGTTTACGGACATTTATCAAAAAGAGATAGGAAAAGAGATAAGGATTTATTATCAATTGATGAAATTGAGTATATTGTACACATAAAAGAAAAAACATTAGGAAAAATAAAGGATACACTATGGCTGGAATTAACCAAATTAAACCCGTAAAGAGATATTCAAAGTCTCGTAAAGCAACTAAAAAAAGCCCGGCAGACCTGTGGCTGGAAGATATGATTGATGGTTCCTTAGCAGGAACTATGGAAGCTCCGAAAGCAGGTGTGTTCTATCCATCCTCTTTAGGTAACCCCTGCGATAAATTTTTATGGTTATGTTATAACGGTTTAATGATAGACCAACCATTACCACCGAATCTCGAAAGAATTTTTCAAAATGGGAATTCTCTAGAAGATAGAGTAGAAAAATGGTTTAGTAATTTAAATATTTTACTTGACCGAGAAGTGTCGGTTAAACAAGAGACACCTCCTATATCAGGAAGGATTGACTTTCTAATAAAGCACGCTACTTATAATGAGATGCCAGTGGAACTCAAATCTATAAATACTAATGGGTTTGTTAAATTAAAAAATCCTAAACCGGAACATGCTATTCAAATACAGATTTATTTAAGCATGGGAAACTATGATATGGGTACTGTTTTATATGAAAACAAGAATGACCAGAAGATAAAATCTTTTCTGGTAAAAAGGGATGAAAAAATTTGGAATGATATATTAGATAGATGTTTTCGTATTCAAGAGATGTTGGGCAGACCTACAGTGTGTACTGGACCTACGTGGTGTAACTGTAGGAAAGTAGGAGATGAACTATAATGCAAGAACGAGAAACAAAATGGACTCCTATGAAGGCTTTAGGTAGAGCCAGAAAAAAAGTGGACTCTCTGGGAATACCAATCTTTAGTCCTGATTTAGCCGAGAGGGAAAACCTAAACTTTTCAGAGTTAGATAAATATTCTGATAAAGAACTTGAAGGATTTTTAACTATGTATGGTGGCTATGAAGCCTTTTTAGAAACAAAGGTAGCGACAATTGAAGCTGCTTTAGGGGCTCTAGAAGCCTCATTTAATGAGGGTTACTCGGCTTCTTTATATAAACTGACTCAAAAATATGAAGCGGCACAAAAGAAAAAACCCACAAAAGATGAGATTAGGGGGGAAATTATGTTTGAAAACGAACAACTAAAACAAGTGAAGAGAGATATTATCGAACAAGAGGCTGAATTACGTATTGTTAGAGGCCTTTTGGACACATACGACAAAGCTTATGGGACAGTAAGTAGAATTGTTACATTAAGAACCAAGGGGGCTCAAGATTAACTTTTTAGGGTTAGATTGTTCTAGTTTAGCTATTCATGGAGCGTTAATAGATGACAAGGAGAGGCTGCTATCTTTAGATAAATGGGCTAGTAAGGAAAAAAGGTTTGACTTAAGATTTCCTATTATGACTAAAGAATTTTCAGAAGAATTAAGTACAATAGATATAATAGATTCTGCAGCCATTGAAGCAGCTATTTTTATACAGAATCCTAAAACTACAATTGCAATAGCTAATGTGGTAGGAGCAGTGTGGGCTTTCTTATTAAAAGAAGATATATCCACTATAATTATAGATAATAGACAATGGAAAAAAAATATTGTTGGAAAAGGCAACGCCAAAAAAACAGACATAAAAAGATTTGCTGAAGAAAAGTGGGGAGATAAATTCCCCGAACAAGATTACGCAGACGCTGCTTGCATTGCGTTATGGAACAAAAGGAGGTTCTAGTATGGTAGGAGGCGGAGGATTACAAAAAGTAGAGAGAAATTTTCAAATGGCTTTTCCGGGAAAGAAGGAAAAGAAAAAGAAGGAATATAAAGATAAGTTACCAAAAGATACACCAACAATAGAAGATGTAAAAAAGAAATATGGTAC